CCATTTAAATGTGCCGCCCTCTAATCGGTAAAAACCCGCCGCAGCAGTCGTTTTGTATGTGGGAACACCGCCGCTATTAACGAATGCGTTATGCCAAATATCTGTTACGCTGCTACCAGTGTTATTTGCAAATGACGAAAGATTTCCTGCGTCAAGCACTCTCCATGTACTACCCCAAGCACTCGGCGTCACCCCCAGACCGAGGTTGCCGGAGGTATCAAACGTGCCAATAATGTTGCTGTTTGTGAGGATTTGCAGGCTGTGATTCGACAGCGTACCGATTGCGCCTTGCGTTGTGTACGTAATTCCTGTCTTGATTGTGCCGTCACCGATAGCAATAACGCCGCGCACATCCAACTTGTACGCAGGCGAACTCGTCCCAATGCCCAACCCGGTAGAGGTCAGGCGCATTAACTCGGATGCGTCTTGTTGGAAAATCAGGTTTGGAACAGTGCCAGACGTACGGGTAACTTGAATAACACCGTTAGTTCCAGAAGTTGTTAGTCGAATCCTCTGCGCGTTAACAGCATCCCCGTTAAATACGTCTAAGGTAGTGCCCGCTGTGGATGCGCCAATAGATATATTTCCAGAGGGTAAAGTTAAAGTCGTACCGTTAAACGTCAACGCCGACCCCGTGGTCAGCACCTTTGACGCATTGAGGTAGGCCACTCCGTTGGCGGTTCCTCCGTTGATCGTGACCGTCGAGGAAGTGGTCAGGGTGGTGACGTTGGCTGTGCTAGCAGTCGTGGCTCCCAGCGTGGTGCCGTTGATGCTGCCGCCCGTGATAGCCACGTTGCCGCTGCTCATGTTCGTCACATTGCCGGTGGTAATGTTGGCAGTGGTGACGTTAGCCGTTGTGGCAATGACTGTCGCGGCGTTGAGCGTGGTCACGTTGGCTGTGGTCACAGACACGTTTGTGATCGTGACATTGCCGCTGCTGATGGTCACGTTAGCCAGCGTCATGTTGTTGAGCGTGGTAACCGTGTTGCCCAGCTGAATAGCGGTATTGCCCAACGTGATGGGCGTGTTGAAGTTGGAGTCCAGCTGCGACAGCGGAATAGAAACAGTCGCGTTGGCAAAAGAATACGGGACAGTCATTTCAGAACCTCACTCTTAGTTCGTGTTCCATCTCGAACGTGTTGACGACAAAGCCTGGGCCAGTGCTCGTGAGCGTCAAACCTAGATACTTTCCATACTGCTGGGCATCTGACTTGTACAGGTAGTACCCAGACACCGTAAGCCACCCAACCGTCTCCATCGCATTGTTAGTCCATTCAACCGTGTTGCCAAGGTTGTTAACCCAGTTGATGAAGTTCTCAGCGGTGTATGTCGGACTAGAACCAGTTTCACTGTCTACCGTGACATTCAGCGTAGCCGGATAGGTGAGTGTTGCCTCAATACCAAACTTCAATGCCTGCTTGGTGCGGATGGGGTCACCCAGCGGCATGAGCGCAGTGCGGATGGTGCTGTTGATGTTGGCCGCAGGGTCTGCGTACAACTGGTACAGGTCGGTGTCATCCACCCCGTAGAGCTTGATCGTTCCCCCAAACGGCACAGAAGTCACATAGTCAATGCTTCCTTGACTCGTGACAAACCACTTCTTGTCGAAAAACACGGCCTGAATCTGCCGTGGGGTTGCAGGAGTGGTGGTTGGGTCGTTGTAGGTGAAGTTGAAAGCCGCACACAGGATGTTGTTGATTAGCACCTGCCCACCTGTAATCGGCTCGTTAAAGTCGATGTTCAGGAAGATGCCATCCAACGGGTCTGACAGCTTGCTGGTGGTAGAACCCACCAGTGCGTACATCCCGTAGTCGTTCATGAACAGCAAACTGCGGAAGTACGGGAAGATGGCGTCTGTGCGGCCTGTTCCGATACTGGCGCTGACGTTGGTGTTCGTAAACAGCGTGGTACCTTCTGGAGTCACACGCAGGTCAGAGATGATGTTGATGCTCGTTTCGCCAAAGATGTACAGGAAGTTGTTGGCAGAAACGATAGCCCTAATGTTCCCGCGCAGGGTGGAATCACTCAACGTGAGTGAGCCTGCGGAAACAGAAGTGAAGTCAGTCGCACTGTCTGCAGCTGAGTAGTACAGGGTTCTCCCTGATGCCACCCAAACACGACCACCGAATGTCGCTACATCCTGCACATCGTCGGTGTTGACGATAGCCTTGGCTGCTGCGTTGCTGCCGCCACCACCTGTAATCGTGACCACCACGTTGGAGTTGGCGGTGTAGCCTGCTCCTGGGTTTGTCATGATGACTTGGTTGACGGTGTTGCCGCTGACGATGGCAGTGGCGTTGGCCTGCGTGGTGTAGCCCGTAGCGTTACCGATGGTCACCACCACGTTGGCTGCGTTGCTGTAACCAGTGCCGCCACTCGTCACCACCACAGAGACGGTGCCCTTCTTGAAGGTGGTCAGCTGTGAAATGGCAGTGGCATTGGTGCCGCCTGGGCTAGCCTCAATGGTGACGCTAGGCGGTGAGGTATAGCCTGAGCCTGCTTCTGTCAGGAAGATACTCGTGACAGAACCCGTGCTGATCGTGGCTATGGCATTGGCATTGGAGCCACCACCGTCTGTGATCGTGACGGTTGGTGTCTTGATGTAGCCGGTACCTGGTTCTGTAACGGTGACAGACACCACGTTGCCACTGGCAAGCGCAGCTGTAGCCTTGGCGGTGATGCTGCCTGCGATGTCAGGAGCGGAGATCGTCACTAGCGGGACAGAGGTGTAGCCGCTGCCGGGAGCATCTACGGTGATGGCGCGGACTCCACCAGCTGCGGTGGAGATGGTGGCCTCTGCCAGAGCCTGTACGCCATTAGCCTGGTTGGGAGCCGAGATGGTGACCAACGGAGCCTGCGTGTAGCCAGAGCCTGGGTTGGTGATTCCGATAAAACCTACGGAATTGCCACTAACCAGGCTTGTGCCATTCCAGTTGTACAGCCCGTTCTCAGGGTCTGCGATGATGACCCGCTCGTTCTTGTACTGAGCGGTATTGGCATCACCACCGGAGAACGTGCCACTGGAGGCTACGTTGCCTTTTGTCTGTGTGGTGAGGTCGAAATACTGTGCTGCGCCGTTCTCGCTGAAGACAATGATGTAGTCATTGAGGTCGATGTTGGCAGAGCTGATGTGCGTGACCGTGTTGCCAAACACCACATTGTTGGCGGTGCTGTCTACGGTCTGCTTCTGGGCCTGGACGATCTTGATGTTGCCAAACCCGATGGGCATGGCGTTCTCAATCCAGGCAAACTCTTTTTCGTCAATCGCAGTACGGTTAGCCTTGGTGTTAATACCAAGGAAGTTCTTGATGACAGCGTAGGACTTCTTCTGCTCAGCCGCTGCCATGACTTAAATCTGCGAGTATGGATTGGGGATGCGGCGGGTGTACACGGAGTTAAGCACTCCCTGCACATCCTTGAGGTACTGTTGTTTGAAGATTTCCGCTTCTCCGTAGCTCTGCTCCTTGTACTTGGCCTTGTAGGCTGCGTAAAACTGAACAGGGTTGGTATACGGAGCCTTGATCTCGTCAACCACGTTGGGGGTTGCAAGACTCAAAGGCAGCGGAAGCCGCACGGTATCGACTTCGATGGTGTACGACTGGTCTGGTACGGGCGAGATATAGATGGATTTCTGCCCGTAAGTGGAGAAGCACACGGGCCTGCCCACGTAATTTTGCCAATAACGAACCTGTGCGTTGAAGTCAGACCACGCCAGATAGCGCAGCGGAATGCGTGAATTACCCCAGTAAAGCGTAACGTTCAGTACATCCAGCGTCTCATCTCCTTGCGGCAAAGCCGAGTATGGGATGATTTCAGCATTGGCAGCATAGCGCAGCGTGGCTGTGCCATCCGTGAAGTTGGTGCTGGGCGGGAAGACATTGGCCCCACTGGGATAGGGAGGCGCAGAAGTGCCGAGCACACCGCCCGACACCACTTCGTAGATGAAGATGTTGGAGAAGATGTAGCTGCCAGTCGTGACAGTTGCACCTTCTGCCCAGATGGTAGCCGCTGTGCCGTCAGGTGCTAGAGGCGTGTAGGAAATCTGCAGGGTACGCAGACAGCCGGTGTCGCGTACTACCTCTTCCCTAGCCTCGTTGATGTAGTCGGTTAGTTCCGACTCGCTCCAAAAGACGCTATTTGCATCGTGCAAGAGGCGTTGCACTTCCAACAGATAGGAAGATAGTGTTGCCATGTAGCGTCCATATCAAGCGACCCTAGGACTGGCTTTCCCCGCTGCCCGTTTTTCAACGAGCAGGGGAACGACACCAGCCGCCGAGGGTAACGAGCGGCCTTTGCTGGGAGCTTCGGTAGAGATCGTAATCTTACCGAGACGCTCCAATCCTTGTTCGTATTCGGTGTTGAGCCGTACCCAACCCAAGCGGATCAGGTACGGCATCTTGTCAGCGTCTTCATAACCAAAGACATGACGGGCTGCAGCCACCGGCATAGCCGTGGTTTGTCCCGCCTTGAACTCGTAGGTCACGTTGCAGAACTCCGCAGAGAAGTTCTGCTCCGTGCCGTTGGTTATGTAGAGCGCATCACTCATAGCGTCACAACGTCACCGAAGACCGTGATGTCGCAAGTGCCACCAGACACCGCAGTGTTCACTTTCACGAACAGAGCACCTGCACTGTACACGGTGGTAGCCGCGCCAGCTGCAAGCGTCATATCCTGGAAGGTCGAGGTGCTGGTGATGTTTGCCAACAGGGTGGCAGAACCAATGGCATTGCTCGTGTTCCCATCATTGCTGGTGAGAACACTGACGTTGCCAGTGGCGATACTCTTGTTGGCGTTTGCAACAACGATACGGCGAACGATGTAGCTGGTGCCCCCATCCATGAAGATGGTAGCCACGGCGTTACCCGTGGAACCAATGTCCACGGTGGCTTTTTTGCCAACGCCGAAGCTGCCGAATCGGTCAGGATAAAGAGCGCCTACATGATTCGCGTTCATATCGGCTCCTTACGAGGTGTACGTGCTAGACACAGCCTGACCACCGTCCACAGTGACGAAGGTCACGGTGGTGTTGGTCGAAGCAGCGTTGACGAACACGTTGATGCCGTCAGAGATGAGCACGCCACCCGTGTTGTTGGCCATCAGCGTGGTGATGGTCGAGCCGTTGTTAGCGGTGACCGTCACGTTTGCCGTGGGAAACATCAGGTAGGTACCAGCAGGCACAACCGCGCCAGCCGTGGTGGCCGTAACGGTGGTGGTCTGCCAGTAAGCGCCTGCCGAGTTGGTCAGAGCGCCTGCAACGAGGATTTTGTTAAGTCCGAGTGCCATGACGAGTTACTCCTTACAGGGTGAGGTAGTTGTAGCCCGTCACTTTGGACATCGCCTTGGGTTTGACGTTCACCAATTCGGCAATCATCAAAACCGCGCCGACGTAGCCAATCTGCCAGTTCGGCAGGGTGCTCTCGAAGCCCGTGAACACGAACGAACCCTGCTCATGGATGTAGAGCGACAGGTAGTTAGTGTTCAGGAAGTACACCGTGCCTTCCGGGCAGTACGGATCGGGATAGATCGGCACGCCAGCCACCATCAGGGCGCGGAATGCAGCCTGCGGCCCGTTGGGGTCGCCGTCGAATCCAGAGCCAGGGGTGATGACGTACTGCTCTTGACCCACGAAGTCTTGGGCCAACAGCGTCCAGGTACCGAAGCCGCAAACACCGAAGCTGGGCATCTCAGCGCCGTTCTTCACGGTACCGGAGATGTACTGCAGGATGTTTTGACGGGTCGGGTTAACCGAGCCTGCAGCGTACTGCTTGCTCTTCCACCAGGTATAGGTGGAGCGGTCAATGTTGCCGTACGTGCCGGAATCGGCCACGGCCAGCGGCAGACCAGTAAACTGCTGCGTGTTGGTCGTGTTGTTGTACAGCGAGGTGGCCATTGCGTCCATCATCACGTTGGTCGCATCGTTCATGCGAGCCTCGATCAGAGGGATAACGGCTGCGTCTTGCTGAACGGCACCTTCCATGCCCAGGAAAGGCACGGGAGAGATCATCAGCTTGAGGTTGAACTCAGCGTTGTAAGCGCCTTGCTGGACGGACGGCTGGGCGAACGAGCCGCTGTAGTCAGACCACTGAGCATTTACGAACTGAGCGCCCTGCACGGGCACGACCACGGAAGAGACACCGCCGGAGGCTTGCTGACTGTTGGCAATCAGTGCCGCCATAAGCGGAGTCGAGTTGTACAGCTGTACAACCATCTTGGGAA